TTATAATATCATTTACACTTACATTTGATGCAGATACTATATTATTTTGAATAATAGCAGTCTGTTTTTGAAGCGGTATTGTACCAGATTTAGATCTTACAGATGTATATGCATCACTATTTCTAAGTATAGTCATAAATCCATCTATAGTAGTAGTCCACTCACTATTTTGAAAATTATGAGATATTCTGCCTATTGAAAATGCAACTCTTTTTGGAAAATTTTGAGTACTTAATTTTGATCTACTATATCTATATGGCAGCAGCCCCTCATCTATAGTAAATAATTGAAATGGATATAGACTTGATATTCCATCCATAGTTATATTTACTCTTACTGGAATTATCATCGCATGTACATTACCAGACTCTTGATTTCTAATATGCGCCATTTTTTCTATATAGTAATTTAAAGCCCTATTTTTTACATCATCTGTTAAAGAAAATGGCTGATTATCATTACTATTTACTTTAGCTCCATATATAGTTCTTACTACTTTATCAAAATTTATTGCTAGTTCTGCTCTGCTAAATCTATCAGTAGGTTGAGTATTACTATTTAAATTTCTTAAATTTTGAGCATCTCCAATTTCATTTTTAAATCTATCCCGCGTCCCGTAATTATATATCCCAAAATCTGAAGTATCTTTTGAAAGACTTACTTGACTCCCCGGCACTGGATTTGCTGCAATGGATATTAAATTTGAAATTTTATTACTTATATCAGTTCTTAATTCAAAAGATCTAGCTATTGAACCAACTCCATAAATTGGCAATTCAAATGCAGTATCATTATTTTTATCATAATTTATACAAATACCGTGTGTAGTTATAGAAGTATCTGCTGCGCCATTTACTTGATCATCTACTATAATATAGCAATTAGCATTATCATTATACGCTAATCTAAATGCATTTATTCCTCCAAGATATTTATTTAAATCTACTATTATAGTCTGTATAATAGACTGAAAATACACCTCATGATTATCGCTTGCTTTAGCATATCCTGATATAGTTTTTAAAAGATAATTAATATCAACTAAAATATTCATGAATTTACCAACATAACCATCTGTTTGAGGCTCGCCGTATTCGCTATTTTGTAATGGTAGATATTGATTTATAATATTATCAGTCTCTGGATCAAAGATTGTCTGATTAAATTCCTGCTCTTCATTTTTTCCATTAGTATTTTGTATAGTTTTTTTATAGGATATAGTTCCATTACTTGAAAGAATATCTTTATCAAATAGACTATCATAGTCACTTTTATCTCCTGTAAAACGTATTAAAAATTTTTCTGGGTCTATCGAAAATTGTTTTTTATTACTTAAAAAGAAATTAGTCTCTGGATTAAAATCTATATATGCCATAGGAGTTATGACTTCATTATTATAATTTGATCTATTATAAAGAATACCAGTGTGATTTAGCATCATAAGAAAAGATCCTAAGGTAATATAAATAGACTGTTTAGTGTCTTTATCTGGCACTTCCAAATTTAAAGATTCATCATATCCAGCGGTAAAAAGAGTAAATAATATTTCAAAATCTACTGGTTTCATATCATTATAATGATTTTTTAATGTTGGATTATTTCCAGTTACATCAAAAGCATTTTCTCCACTCATTAAATATCTGCTATTTCCATAATAGGTATTTATTTTTAATCTCTCTTTTTCATCTAATCCTCCATTTATGTATTTACTATATACATCATCAGTCAATTCAGCTTTTATTTGATCTACTGTAGGGAATATTCCATCAGGAAATATAGTTGAATATGCACCTTCAGAAAATAAATCTTTATAAAATTGATTTTGTATTTCTTTTTTTATAGTACTTTGATTTGGATTATTATATACATATAGCATTATTGATTTAAGCATAAGCTCAATAGCAGATTCAGATTCTATAGCGCTTTTAAATTGTTCTATATTATATTTAGCATTTATAGATTTTGTTTTATCTTTTATATCTTTATCATAATCTTTTTGTGCGGCTGAAATAGATTTATTATAATCATCTACTGGTTTATTCTCTGATAAAGGCTGAGGTCCTTCTACAGTTTTTATTAATGATAAATCGGCTAATGCTTTTAATGTTCCAGGCAGTCCAGGGCCTCCTAAATATATTCGTACATTTGGGTCAATAGCTGATAATTCTATATATGAAAATAAATTAGATCTAGATTTCCCATTTATATTAGAATATATAGCTTCAATTTTATATCTTGTATTTGAATTATTATATGCATCATAAATACTATTAGGATTATCTATATTCATAGGTATAGCAATACCTATAGCATACTTTTTATCTGGACCATATTCTATAGCCTTTGTATGAAAATTACCTAAAAGCGTAGCAGAAATATCATGTCCAAATGTTTGAATAGTATTTGTAAAAGCATTTGCATTAGGACTAGTTACTTTTAATAATCCAAGTAATCTAGGAATATCTAAAGTTACATATATATCATTAGATAATGAATTAAATTGTTTTGGTGCTATATATTTACCATTTATATCATTATTTATATTTTTAAAAAATATTGCATTATTTATAAGAGGATTTCCCTCTCCTCTTATATAATATGCTATATCTTCATCTGCTGTAGATGATTGATTATTTGCAGATTTACTAAATTCATATTTTGAGATCCATGTATCTGTTTCTTCTTGAGCTATTGATTTATATATTCTTAAAAGTGCTTCATTAGGTTTATTTTGTTGTGCATATAATTTTGTTAATTTACTTATAGCTTGAGCATATCCAAATTGTTTATAATCATTATTAAAAGTATTTTGATTTTTATTATAAAAATCGACTGCTTTTCTATTAGTTTCTTCAATAACTTCTTCTGTATTATTAATTTTTTCAACATCTTGTGGGGTTATGATATGACCTGTATGAAATAATAAATTTTGAAAAGGGTCAGATATTTGTGATTGAGCCCATAAATTATTCGTATTATTCAAATCACCTATTGCTTTTGCTAAATCATCTTGTCTTTTAGCAGCTACTTGCGCTTCTGCCTGAGCCGTCTCTGCTTTTCTTCTTCTATCTAAATAATCTTTAAGTTGATTTTCATAGGCTCTTGTCATACCAGGATGATTAATTTTCATATTATCCATAACTGCACCTAATGCAAGTGCTTTTATAGTACAATCATAGCCACCCTCTGAAGTCATGGCAAAATTAAATTGAGTTATAGTTGCAAGAAATCCGCCGTAATTCCCTAAAGATTTTTGAGTATTTGTATTTATTTTGATCATTAGCTCCTCTTTAGTCCAATCAGATTTAAAAGGATTTCCAATCATAAACATCTCTGATGAATTTAATTTCCCTAAATTATCAAAATATTTTGTATGACCCCACTCTATAAGAATTGTAAAACCTGGTCTAAAATATAGTACGTCTATAATATCAAGCTGTGATTTATCCCAAACTTTAAGATTTATATTTACAGTCCTAAGCGATCCCATTTTACCAGTAGACTCCACTGTCATACTAGTAATACCTGGCATAGGTCTATAACCATACTTTTTAATTTCACTATCTCCAAGCATGCCATATGATCCACCTAGACCATATCTAAGATTCATAGATCCATCTGTAAGAGGTGGTTTTATTGTATATTGTGAAGTACCTCCATATAATACAAATTTTTCAGCAAGACTGCTCTCATTTGGTAATGTGTCGCCTATTATATCTTCATAATTTTTATAAAGAGGGGATTTTTGTTGATTAGTAATAGAGGCGCCTGGATTATCGACTGATTCATTTTCAATTAAATCAACTGAAGACACTACTCTTATCCAAGAATTTTTATTTGCAAAATAGATTAGATCTTCTTGACTTCTATTCTTTTCAGAAAGTTTTTCACTTCTTTTTTTAAGCTGATTTGCAGCCCAGGGGTATATTGAATAACCTGCAATATTACATATTTGCTCTAAATCTGCTGTAGGCATAACTTATCTTACTGTGTTTATTTGATTATAATTATTTACTATTGATCTAATATCTGAAGGAAGTCTTAATTGTACTCCTATTGGAGGGAAAACACTATCACATGATAATGAATTTGCAGATGCGATTACCCACCAATATCCAGGATCTCCATAGATATTATTTGACATAACATCCATTCTATCTCCTAATACAGTAATAACATAAATATCATTATCAGACAGAGGAATATCTGGATATATAGCATTTACATATATAGATTTTGATCTAGGATCTACTGGATCGCTCTTTATTGTTAATATATTTTGATATCTATTTATCATTGTTTTATATTAATTATAGGTAATTATAATGGTATTTCTGGAATAGGAGTTTGAGTAATAGGAGTAGGAGTAGGAGTTTGTTGATTTATTTTGGATAAACATCTAATTTAGATCGTAAAAATCCCTGTTTTGTACCATTTGTAATTAAATTAGTAATAGAATCTGGCGTTGATCTACTTGGTAATATATCATGTATAGGTTTAAAAGTTATAGACACATCTAAAACATGTGGTAATTCTTGTAAACTAGATTTATCATCTATATTTATTTCCCAAGGTATACTATTGTCTACAGTGATATTTACATTTTCTAAAAATCCAGGTACTCTATATAAATAGTCCCCTAAAGTAATTTTTACTAGAGGCGCTCTCATAGTCTGATTTCCATTAGTAGAGTAATCTGGGTAGACTTGAGATATTAAATAATTAAGTTTATTATATAGAGGTTGTAGTTCACTTGCACTAAATGCTGCTACTTTAAAAGAAAATGATATACTTCTTGAAAATCCTTGATAAGTATAAAATTCTTCTCCTCTACCATAATATCTAAAAGAATTTAGTACTGCAGAATTTGAGTCTGTAAATCCATTAGATAATAGTACTCTAAATATAAGGGCCACATAGTTATTTGGATGATCATTATCTACACACTCAAATCCAAATTTTATACTATCAGTCTTTGGTATTTTAAATATACTAGCCATTATTTTATAAGGATCATCTCCATCTATAGGATTTATAGCTTGTGGATATCGTAAATTTATAACATCATTTCTTGATCCTGAAGTCTCTGAAACATTATATACTCCTATGCGTTTTTGCATAGAGCCTGTATTAGTATAAGGTTCTGTTTTAGTAAAATCCTTGCTGCCTTTTACAGGAGTCTGTTGTGCAATTTGAGCATATGTCATATTACTACCTATTAAATTTATAGTAGTATCAAATGCTCTTTTTATTACTGTATTTCCAGATTGATACCCTGAATTTGGTCCACCTGGATAATTAAATAGTGTATTTGCAGTTATAGAAATACCTAAACTTTTAGCAAGTGCTAGATCTATTATTGGCACATTAAATACTGTAGTAGGTGCAGTAGTCATATTGCTAATCTTTAATTTAGTAAGTAATAATAATCTATTATTTACTGCATCATTAGATATATTTTGAAATCCTACTGTATCTGCATAGTATTGATCTCTAGCACCAAAATTAACACTGCCCACTCTTGTAAGATGTCCTCCGGTGCCCTGTATTTTAACTTGACCTAAAAGATTATCTACACTATATACTCGAGTATTTTCTACAATTCCAGGCAAAGTTTGTGAATTATATGAATCTATAAAACTAGGACCAGTTTCCATTTTAGGATTTGTAAATTGTAAAGTTCTCTGTTTATCTAAAAATATTTTACCTTTTACTGGATCATTTAAAAATGCCTTAATCCTCTGCGTGTCTATTTCTCTTGAAGGGTATGTACCTCCTCTAATAGGAAAATCTACTAATGTCCCAATATCCGCTTTTATAGTAATGCCTCCAACATCAGCAGAGCCGCTATTATTAAATTTCACATATGGCTGTCCAGAATAACCTCCTCCTTTTTGATCTTGTGAAAATTTTAAAGATGTGTATTTAGTTTGTAGATTTATAAGTGCCATTATATTACTAATATTTTGTTTGAGATGCGCCTGTTTGACCTCCAGTATGATATGGATGAGTATTTGTACTATCTGCTGCTGGTAAATTATAATACACGGTCTGATTAGCCTGTCCTACTTTATGACCTTCTTGTTGTATAGTACTAGTTAATTGAATTGTTACTGGTTGTACTCTATTTTGAGTAGGCGTAGTAGATGGTGTGGCTGCTGATGTATTATCTCTAAAACCTACTTGGTTAGCTGCAGCTGCTGGGGAAATACTTAAAGTTTCTATTTCTCCAGCCGCATATCCAGCTGCTGCAGCTACAGCCGCAGTCTTTGCTGCTCCTATTAATAATCCAGCACCCGCTCCGGCAGTTGCTCCCCCTGTTACAAATGCCAATCCTACTAAACTAGCCCCTATTGCAGCTTGAACTCCAGCCAATATCCATAGCCACTTTGCAGTTGAATGAAGTACATTTGCCATATTTTTTGGTAAATCTTTTATAAAGTCTGATATTGTATGTACCACCCCTTGAATTTTTGTTATCATATTATGTACAAAACCTGAATTTTGTAACATATCTTGAAAACTTTTTATTATCCCACCTAGCTCCCCTTCGAGCATTCTACCTAAAGTATCTTTGATATTATCAACTATACTATTCCACCTGTCTGCTATTGATGCTGATCTGTCCTGCTCTGCAGCCTGCTTTCCTAATATATCTACTATTTGATCTTGCGTTTTATGCTGCTTAATTAAAGTATTATAAGTTTCTCCTGCAGTTGCATTTTCTGCTATACCATATTTATGTACTAATTCTTGCTTTTTTATGATCTCTGCCAAGCTCTCTTCAGACATATTCATAGCTTCTGCGTATGATTGTCTTTCGATAGTATTCATCTTCTCAAACTCAAGCATACTAGGAATCCTCTTTCCTATCTCTGCCATTAATCCAGCTGTATCGTGTGTAAGTGAAAGGTACCTTAGCCTCTGTAAATTAAGATCTTTTCCTGTAATAAGCTGAGCTTCAAATTCTTTACCTATGCTAGTTTCAAAATCAAGAAATCCATTTGTTGTTGCGTTAACTTGATCTAATGAAAGTCCTAAGGCATGTGCCTTTACTACTGCTGCTGCAAGAGCTGGAACATTGCCTTTGAAATTTAAGAGTACCAATGAAGATACTTTAGCCATCTCATTCATCATCTGTCTTTGGGACATCAATGATTTTGTTCTGCTCCCTTCTACTTGTCTTATAGCATCTATGGTATAATACGTGTCTTTAAAGGATTTCCCACTCAAAGCAGAATTGTCCATTATAGACCCAAAATGTTCTGCTGTTAAACCAAACTGTCTTTGTAGTATTGCAGCTGTCTCTGTTGTCTCTTTATTATTGTCTAAAAAAAGACCTGATGCTTCAGTAAGAGTTGAATAGGCCTCTCTAAGTTGTTTTGTATTAAAGAATAGATCTCCTGATGTGTTTGCCATATCAAGAAAAGAATTCTGTAACCCTCTTGCAGCCTGTTCTCCTATGCCAAGATTCTTAGCAAATTCAAATATTTGACTATTCCAACCAATAAGTAAATCATATGCCTTCTTGGCAATGTCTACTATAAAACTAAAAGCTTTTTTTATACCATCCCATATCGCATTCTGGGCTTTCATTACAAGACCAAATTGAATCATTGGATCACTGAGTGCTTCTTTTACAGATGTCTTGAGTATCTTCCATCTATTTATCTCTGTTGTTTCACCATCTATTCTTCTGTCTATCTGCTTATTGAGCTCCTCATAATACTTAGTCATGATGCCAAAATTGTCCTTCATAGACCCGGCAATTCTATCTGTCAATCTTAGCTCCTTACCTCTTATTTTTTCTGCATCTTTTGCTTGATTTACCTGAAGCTCTCTTAGTTTAAGCTGCTCTTGTAGAGACATTTGGACTTTAAATAGAGCCAGAGCTTCAGCTTGTGTTGAATCAATAGTGCTATTTAGTACATCTAGTTGAGAATGATATGTTCCTATAAGCTTTTGTTGTCTATCATACTCTTTTGTTCCTAACTTTAACCTAAGACTAGATGCTTTTTCTATTTTGTCAAGTATATCTCTCTCTTGTCCTGCTATCTTTTCTGCTGATTTTCTAACTTGTTCATTAATGTCTTTTAATCTACTATCAACAGTTCTACTCTTTGTTTTAACTTCATAAATACTATTCTCTATACTCTTAATATCAAGGGCGCTCTTTTTTGTTATATCATACGAAGAGCGAATCTTTTCAACTGCAGAAGCCACTTTCTTCAATTCACTTAGTGTCTCCTTAGTATTTGTAGTTAGATCACCAGAAGCCTGAGCAAGTTGTTTATAGAAGTCAAACGCTTCTCTGAGCTGTTTTGGATCAGGTCCTTGATTTATATTTTCGTTCGCCATCTGCTAATGTGTATAGGTATAAATATCAGACATGACTACTTTTTAGCTCGCGCTTTAGAAACAAAATCTGGGGGTTTAACCATCGCATTCTTTGTATCATCAGACATCTTGAACTTCTTCATATCAGTCTTCTCGGTTATCGTCTGTGACTGCTGGTTGCGCTGTTCTTGAACCTTTCCTAAGAACTCATTGATCTTCTTAAGGCTGAACTTCCTATGTGAAATCGGCATATCCCAGACATTCTGCCAGCTAAATCCTCCATTTCCATGATAAACTAATTCAAAAACTTCCGTCATCATAAGAGATCTGTACTCTGGTCCTGGAAAGAACGGGCAGTGCTGGTACTCTATAGGATCAGAGTTCTGTACCTGGAAAAAAGAACTGGGCAGTCATCGGAAGATCTACCTCGGCCTCCTGTCCGTCTTTGAATTTTATGGTGATCTTCGTTGATATATCTGGCGTGATCGAGTTTATGTACTTCCTTAGATCTACAGAATCCTTTGCCATCAACGCTGTATCTACAAATTCGCGTATTGTCTTTGCATTATAATCTCCATTTATTGATGTGATCTGGTGCTTCATGCGTAGACTAATCGCTCCTGGCTCAGTTCCTAGCGCTTTCTTTAGACCTTTAGCTTCCTCATCAATTCGCTTATCGTCTCCTACTGTAAGTAGCTTAAATGTGATCTTATTCTTTGAAAATGGCAGAGTAAATTCAAACTCATTTTTTCCTGTGAATAGGCTCTCATCTATCTTTTTATATTCCATAGTCTGAAGGTCTGCGTTGATGACTTCTTCCTCTCCTGTCTCTGGATGTGGATACTTAAATTGGTAGTCCTTGCCGTAAGCTAAGATCCTTGCTGAGATGAGTAGTCCATTTCTATCACCAAGTATTAGATCATCATAGTTAATATCTGAGGAGATTAGTGCCTTAAGAGTCTTCTCTATAGCCGTGCCGCTTTTGAGATTATTCACGTTTGTAAGTAGGTCTTCGTGTCGAGCTGTCATATATTTCATCTCTATTTGACCTGAAGATAGTGGATTTTCTTTAGAATAAACTAATCCTCTACTTGGTAATTCTACTATTTCTGTAGGTACTACAAATTTCTGTTCTGCCATGTGCAACTGTTTTTTATATAAATATTTAGAATATAAATTTTTTCTTTATAGATTATAAATAAACTTTTTGAGATTAAAAAGATTATGTATTAAGTTCTATTATAAGTCCACTATTTATCATTTCTCGAATCTTTCTTCTATGAACTTTAAATTCACGAGCAGCTTCACTAATGGACTTATAAATCTTTTTAGTCTCTATATTCATAATAGGTTTTGACATGTGATTGTTATCAGTCATTCTTTTTGATGCTAACACTTTAAATTCTAGTCGTTTCATACAATTTTTTTCTCCACTAAAAATTAAACTTTTTAACTTTTTCATCTCTGGAGTATTTTGTGCAATCTTCTGAGCTAAACTTTTTCGATATTTCGTTATTCCAGATTCTTTTTTTCCTATATGAGATAATCTTTGTTTTTCTTTAATATCAGGTCTTTTATTTGGATTTTTATCTCCTGATGAAGATATCGATATCTTTTTTCTAGATTCTTGCGAAAGATTCGTATTTCCATCACCCCCATCTGTTAAATTTACCAAAGTTCCATTTTTCAAATCTTTTCTACCGTAGTATGAAATCCAAAAAATTTCTTTATTTTTAGCTTCATCTGGAGTTAGCCATTCATCACTTATAATCTCTACTATATAATCTGTACTATTTACTACATTATTCCAATGAGAATTTCTTTTGCTTTTTTGATAAGCTCTACTATAATAATCTTCTTTAATTAAACCACCTATACCTATATAAAATACCTCATTTTTATCTAATCTTATGTGTCTATAAACATATGCCATAAAATAAAAGTGAGCCAAAATAAAATAAAGTCCTCGTACGACTCTACTTTATAATGGCTCAATAAGTTTATTTATAATATGATGTACGAGATCAGACTATTCTATAATAAATATCAGATAAAATAAGAAAAGCCCACCAAAAAGATGAGCTCCTTCTTATATCTATTGTTAATGATTTATTAATAATTTAGTATGGCGTAGTCATAACCCAAAGTCAGAGTTAATTCAATTGGATCTGTTGTACTCCAGTCATAATTACCAGCTGAGAATGTCTTAATAAATGCACCTTTCACAATCCACTCGCTTACTATATCTCCAACTGGTCCTACTATATCTAATGTTATGTCTTTCTTATAGAAGTCAGAATAGCCATCACGACCAGTAACTGATTCATGATGCAATCGGACCCACTCCATACATGCCTGGGTGCCTGATGGACTGATGGGATTATAAAGAGAAAGCTCAATATCTTTCCATTCAGCTTTACCCTTTATCTTGAAATAAGTATTAATATGATCCAATTTGATTTCTCCCATTTCAACACTAGGAGCTGATGCTTTTTTAATCATGTATGAGGGAATGCCATCAATATACATAATAAACCTATTGCTTACCGTAGGTTCAAATGCCGTATAAAAGATTTCTGCGGGATCCAAAATTCCTGCCATTTTATTATAGTTTTATGTTGTTATTTAATTATAAATATCTTTACTTTGCTTTTTTTGCTTGTGCTTTCCACATTGCAGCAGCTGCTACTTTTTGTCCTGATTCTTTTGAACCATATTCTTTTGCTGCTTTTGCGGCTAATTTATCAAAGCCTTTGCCTGCTTTACCAATGTCTTTTCCAGCTTTGGCTTTTTTAGCTACTACTGATTTCTCTTTCTTAGTCATTCCAGTAGATGGCTTCTTTTTAGCTTCATTTAATTCTATTGTAATATCTCCATTTGGGCTAACTTTTTTTACTACTCCCTTTTTAGTTTCAGAGCCACTTTTTAATTCAATAGGATCGCCTTCTTCATGATTATGATATTGAGCTGTCCACAGTTTACCATCTAATTTTGTCTTGAAATTATCTCCACTAGCTATATGTATCATGGCTTCATCTAGATCATCTCCAATAAATTCTTCATATGCATATTTCATAGCCTCTTCAGCTTCAGATCCATTCATTACATTTCCAAGTATATACTCTAGAATTTTAATATCTGATACTCCAAATTCTCTTAAAGTTTGTAATATTCCAAAAGCCTCTTGTCTTGGATTTGGAAATGCCTCATTTAGTATTTTGTCTTTGAGAGTCTCATATAGTGCAACTGGCACTTTAACTCTTACGATTGTATTTTTATTCATATTTATTTTTTATTATGCAAAGCTTGCGCCAGTTGGTAATATATTAAATGTAAGTTGTATAAATTCAGCAGTTCTAGTTGGTTGTATGTATATAGTACCCACTAATTCATTTCTATCTACTACATCTGGTGTATTATTAGTTTCATCCATTACTACAGAGTAGCTATAAAGACCTTGACGCTGTTGTACTGAAGCTAAATATGGATTTACAGCATTCAAGAATTTATTACGAGTTACTTGCGTATTTGGTTCGAATACTAGATTTCCAGAAACTTGAATAATATATCTTTTAAGAGCAATCAGTAGTCTACGTACATTTACTCTATCAAGAGCAGATGCAGCAGCTTGAAGAGTCTTTTGACCATATATCACTGTTCCCACTGTAGGGAAATTTGCAATTGGATTTACTTTAGAAGAGTATAGTGTATTTCTATCAGTAACTGAAAGTTTTCTTTCTGGTTGAAGTACTGTAGTTAGACCACCTCTTGTAAAACCAGCGGGTGCAAACCACTCAGCAGCAATCTTGTCATTATATTCATATACTGCTGGCACCATAGTAGAAGCAGGTACCCAGTTGATCTTTCCAGTCTCTTGAGATTTTACCTGCACCCATGGCCAATATGTAGCTCCATACGAGCTATCAAAAGTTTTAGCTTGAGTCGTTACTGTATTGATATTCTGACCATAGCCTACCATATCAACTACTGCAATATTATCGCCTCTAGTTTGAGCTAATTGAAGTAGAGATGATATTTCAGAAGAGGCATTTTGAGATGTTAAACCTGGAGCAAAAATAGCATTAAAATCATATGCATCTTTGTTACCTAATAGATTTATAACATTATCATAATCAGAAGCATGAAGACCTTGTATATTACTATTTGGAGTAGATACTACTGAGTTTACTGTAGGTATATTCTGGAACATATTTACTGCCTCTATTCCATAAGATCCATAGATTGCTCCAGTTGATCCTCCAAATGCACCATTATTTGATCCTGAACCTATAAGTGGCAGAGATGAAGTGTATTGAGATTGTGGAGTACCATATGGTGTAAAATAATCTGGAGTTTTTAGATTCACAGATTTTACTCTTACATATGCTGATTTATTTACATAAGAACCAGTAGTTTGTATGTAGAAATTACCTGTACTAGGATCTGAAGTTAAATTTTGAGCTTGATCACCAATTACATAAGTAATATAGTTATTCTGATTTGGATCTAGAGATAGTCCATTCCAAGATTCAAGTACTGTTTTACTATTTTGATAATCATCACCTCTACGAATATTCAAATTAAATGTACCAGAGCCAGTATCAGAATAAGTAATTTCATATCTGATATTTACAGAAGATCCTGATGGCAGAGCCCCATTTACAGCAGAAGACGCACTATAAGAATTATCCATTATAGTACCCTGAGATATTGTCTCAAGTACAAATGATGGAATTGATCCAGAAGCAGCAATACTTGCAGTTGCAGAAGTATATGATCCAGATACTACACGAGTTACTAGAAGTGATTGACCCCCTTGTTGGAAATATCCTAATGCAGCAATGCTAGTAAGATATTCATAAGGTGTAGCTCCAGAAATAAAAGTAGAACCAAATAAACTCTTATATTGAGAGTATGTAGTTACTACTGTTGGAATGTTTACAGGACCGATAACTGTAGGACCTATTATAGCCGCACCTGCAGCAATAGGACCTTGTGTTATTTGACTCTGATCATTTTCTATGGCAAATACGCCAGGACTTATTAATGTTTCAGCCATTTATTATATGTGTTTTTATAACAATAAATATCATCATTTTTTTATGAAATCTCTCCGGACTCTATATTTATCATAACATTTCCATATTTTGATTTAATTTCATCAAAAATAGTGTTTTCTTTTTGTTTTAGGGCTTTTATTTTAGATTTTTCTTCATCTATTTTTAGCTCTATTGCTATTTTCTGAAATTGTAATTCTCCTAAAGCAGATGCTATTTCTAGAGCATCTTGTCTTATTAGATTTATAATTTTAAGTTCCTCTTCTGTAAGTTTATTCATAACGTTTATTTTATTATAAATATGCTTATATTTTTATAAACATCAACTATTTTTTAAAAAATTGATACGACTGTTCCAGGGTTTACTA